GGAACCTTTACGTATTGAGTTGTAGTGCTCGAGCAGGCTACCAGCAGCGGCAGCAGGAACAGGCTGTACCGCGCAGGTGTCAGCTTTGAGCACCGTTTTGATAATGACCTGCCTGTTCTGACTGGCAGATACGTTAGCCTTTTGAACATCGAGGGTTGCTCCGGAAATCTGGTTGAATATGCCGACACTCAACGCCTGTGATTTGGTAATGAATTCGGCTTCTTTCTTTTGCTGCATAGCAGTGGCCAGTGAGTCAGCTTGTGCCACGGACTTGCCGTAGTAGTGGAAAGCAATCCACATCAGCAACCCTATGCAAGCCAGCATCACCAGGGTGACTATGCGATAAATTTTATCTGCCATCTAACCCCCAACATGTCAGTTCGCTTTCCTGGTCGCGGCGCAATACCTGTCCATAACAGTTGTTAGAGCGGATGCGGCAATCTTTACCACCATCGAATATCCAGCGCTTTATTTCGTTGCAGGCACCCAGCCGATCGCCAGAATTCAACTTTCGATAGAACGTTGAGGGTAGGCATTTAGCAGGGCCAATGTTCCACGGGCAAAACGATGCTATGCCAACCTTTTGCGGTTCCGTCAGCGGTACGTGCACATTGCGCTCAACCCAAGTTAAAGCGCTTAACTGCTCAGCCTTATCAATTACATCGCATTGTGCCTGCGTTAACCGCATACCCTTTACGACTGGCCTACCATTTACACGCGTCACACCACCACAAATGGTCCAGACGCCGCCAGTGTCGGCGTAGGCATTAAGCCTTTTGCCTTCCTTTTCTTTCTGCAACTGGTCCATCATTACCGGTGCAGAAGCGCCAGCGGCAATTAGCATAAGCATGGCTGCACTGAGTTTTGTTTTCAGATTTGCCATTAGGAATCAGCCTTAGCCGCAGCATCTGAAAGCATCTTGATAGCGCTATGTCGTTCTTCTAACGGAACCTTTCTCGCCTCATTTGCCATGTCTTCAATTATCTTTGTGCGCTTGGCTTCTTCACGCTTTTTGTAACGAGCATCAATTCTCCCCAGAACAAAAGATAACAATGAAATAACCACGCCTATTGCACCAAAAATGAAATATACAAAGTCCTGCGTTGTCCATCCCAGTGCCGCAGCAATGGTTGCCAGCCACGCAAAGAACTGAGTGACAATGTTTCCAGGCTGTTGATTCATTTTCATAGTCTCCACCTCCAACGGTTGTTGGCTGTGTGCTGTAGTCGAAAGGGTTAGCGCCGGAGTACGAGGCGACACGAGGTCAAGGATGTTTGAGTACTCGGCGCTAAATTTGGGCAATAAAAAAGGGCCACCGAGGTGACCCTTAATAATTTGATATTCTTACCGTTTTCAGCGAAATAGTGCTTCCTTAAATATATAGGTGCACCTATTATTATTGCATCAGCAAGACGCTTAAACGGGAAGGCCCCTACCGAAGCAGAGGCCAACATGAGGAAAGGGTTATGATGAAGTTAATCATCATTCTGGTTGTTCTCTTAGTGATTAGCCTGCCAGCTTACTAAGACAGCCAGAAGGGGGGGGGCCCCCCTCTCTACCCTAACCCCAATAATTTAGGATTTTTTTTATGGCTAAGTCAATTTCAGAGATTCAGCAAAAAAGTGACGAGAAACGCGGTGTTCGCTCTAAAGGCTATAAGCTCCCAGTAGAGACAATCGAGTTAATCGAAGCTTTGTCGAAAGAGGCTGGCATAGCTCAATCGGCTGTGATTACACAGGCTGTTCAATTGCTGGCTGAAAGACTGAAAAAGTAGTGCAGACATACATGGGCCGACAAAGGGATTTGTCTGGCTCAAACCCTATGCGTTAAAACAAAAAACCCCGCCGAAGCGAGGTTTTTGGAATGTTATTTGCTGCTTAATTTTCAGGAGCATGCCAGATCATAGTACTACCATTATGGTTTTCTATGATTTTTACAGCAGAGCTACTACCAAATGTATGCATATAACTATGATGAATCGTTAAAACAAGATCTTGAAGCTTTTGGTCATCTTCAAGGGCAACGATTTTAAGACCAATTTCCCGCGCCTTATCCATATGAATGTGCCGTGCATGGGCATAAGTCGTGGAATGATCGTTTAGTCTTCCGCAAATAGCGGCAGCTTTTTGCGGGCCATCTGCTTCGTCTTTAAACATTCCTGAGATGAGCCATTCAGAGACAATTTCGCTTGCCCATTTTATTGCTTTTTCACACTCACCAATGAAGGTTGGATGAAGTTTTTGCAAGTTGAACTGCCAAAATGCAACCGTCCTAGGGTCTTGAATCATCTCAGTTTTGGCCTTCTCAACTTCTTCGAGAATTCCATGGGCAGGAATACCCCCCATCTGAGGATCAAATGGTCCGATATTCGACTGTTTGCCCATGTAAATCTCTTTGGAACAACAGGCAAGCATAGTACCTGCCGACATAGCGATCATCGGTACAAATGCTCGAATGTTCGTGCCAAACTTAGCTCTTAAATATTGACCCAATGATTCAAGCGCTGCGATATCACCACCCGGAGTATGGATCAGTAAATCAAGGCCTTTCTCTGGATCCATCCCATTGATTGCAGACATGAATCCGTTCTTATCATCATCTGTCATTGATACTAGATGACTGATTGCGATGGTATTTTTTTGTAAAAAACCCGAGTAGTAAGCAATTACATTTCGTCCGGTGTGCTTCGCCATTCTAGCAATATACTTTTTTCTTACTACGTCTAACGGGCTGCTGCGTTGGCCGAGAATGGTCATCTCACCCAGAACTTCATTCCAATTTGGCATATTTTATTATTTTAGTATGAGTACATCACATAATTATTTGATTTTTCAGTCTTGTTACCGTTGTTGCCAGTTCCAGTCGAATAATTCACCCCCGTATGCTCTACTAGGATCGGTTTTGAGCTGATCACTCGACGAGCAAACTCATAAGCTGATTCGTTAGGGCTATATTCTGCGGGCTGTATACCAAATTGTGCGTAAAGTTCGGCTGCGTTCATATTTGCATCCTTATGTGTGTCCACATCTTGTGGTTGTGATCATAAAAAATACTAAATGTTGTATTTGCATCACTGCAGATACGAAAAAACCTCCATTTGGAGGTTGGCTTGCATTATTTATGAACTAAATATAGAGCTTAACGGTACAAATTGGCAACGTTTTTCGACCGACATTAGGTTTGTTTGAGCACTTTTGGGCACAATTCTCAAAAACACTGTGCTTATACACATGAGTGTATTTTGTGGAATTAAAAGGGGAATAAATAGCAGTTTTTTTGAGGGCTGCACAACAGAAGCCGAGTTAATCGGCCGCTGTCTAAAACTTTATAAGCTACGTGACTAAGTAACCACTCTTAACAGGTTACAAGAGATTTTGCGTAGCGCACTAGAACTATTTACGCTGCTGTGAAAACTTTTATCTTTTGGGTATATGGGTCCATTTCTAGCTCAACATCCGCAATCGCTAAGCATCCATCTATGAACCCTTCGGCAACCTGCATCTGTTGCCTTATACGGGCTTCATTAAGTTTTAATTTACGACCTATTTCTCGTTTTGATAAGCCATAAACGTAATGAAGCATTATCAAATTCAGCTCTTCTTCCTGCCGAACGGCCTTGAGTCTCAATATGGCCGAGTCAATAATCATTCCGTCATTATCACAGCAACACAAACGCGATTTACCCGTAGGTGGCAACAATCCTTTAAAGCCAGCGGCGATAGGTGCCCAACCAATCACGGTATTATCAACTGCCCACCCTCCCCAGCGCTCCAACACTGACTGAATATCTCTCATATACTGTCCTCTATGCGTTCGAAGTTACGGTCTGCAAACCGATAAATCTTCATGGTTAAACTCCACAAATACTTGTCAGAAATAACTGTATATAATAACAGTAATTCAGTTTTTAGGCGAGTACACCAACACCTAATGAGCGGTTTAAAAAGTCAAAACACAGCCTGATTTGACAGCCGTATTTCGCCTCCCAAGCCAACATATCGCGGTGGAGTTCATCGTGATGCTTTCGACATAATGGAATAGTGAAAAGGTCATGCGTTTTGGTGCTGGTACCGCCGAGGCCATGACCTATTAAGTGGTGCGGGTCGTCAGCTTGCATGCCACAACAGACGCAAGGCTGTGACTTAACCCAGCGGGTATACTTCTCGTTTCGCCATGGTTTAAGCTTTGGCTTCAGCATAAATGACTGGGGAGGCTCTGGATCGATTTTGAGCTCAATGACCCTATTGACCTGTTCAACATATTCTTCGAGCATCTCTGAGGGAGAAAACTCTGGTTGGATATCTGCCTCTCGGCCTACAGGCTTTATCTCAGATCGTTCAGACCAGCGTAGCGCTTTGCGTGCAGCACTGTCAGGAAGGGCGTCGATTATCCCTTTTGAGCAGGCCCACCAGCACAATTCATGAAAACTCACGTGCTGGTCATCAGGTATCTGAAGCTCAATGCGAATGGAATCCAATATCCACGCCGCTCGATTACGTTCAGCAATGAGAAAAAACTCCTCTAGCACCATATCCCTGAATTTGTGCTCATGATGCCAGCACAGGCGCACATAGCTTCCATCGAAAGGATGAACGGTCAGATTTTTATCATGATATCCGTCTGCTGTTTTATCCCACTGGCAGGCTGGCAAGCGCTCAACCCAGCGTTCTAACGATGAAACACCACCAGCGGCAAGGATCACACGTCTATCTTTGAAAAAGTCGGCCAGGCGCTTATCGTCCACCAGCTTTTGGCTCACTGCCGGAATTGCCCCTGAGGGCAACTTTTCTAACTCCTCCGGCACTGCGGTAATAAGCAGACGCTTTTGACCAAACAACGTGATTAGCTCTCTGCCGGGCTTGAAAATTACAACGCCTAAATCCTTCTGAACGTATGGCGTAAGCAAAGCACGCTTCATGCAACGATCTCCTTGATAGTAACTTCTGCCCTACCGTTCTTAGTGATCGGACCCCAGTGAGCCGCCAGCGCTTTAATTTGGCTATCGTCTTTCCATACTCCTGCATGAGTTAACGCATCCAGCAGCGCCTTGAAATAATTATCCAGATCCCGTTTGTGATTAGTCGGCGGGTAAAGCACGATGGAAACAGCCAGGTCCGCAGTCAGGGCATTCGGTTTTCGGTGCAGCTGTTCCAATACTGAAGCCAAAGCATTAACCCTGAAGTTACGACCGGCTTCACTGATTAACGTCCTTCCCTTTAAAGCCCCTTTATTGGGGCTCCTCCAGTATCCGTTTACGCTTGGGGGGAATGGTAAAGTGAGGATCATTCTTTAACCCCACGCAATTTCTGCACTTGCCCAAGACGTTCAGTCAGTAACTTAAGTTCCTTATCTGCCTTATCAGTTTCGGTACGCAGATCATGAAGTTTAAAGCTTGCATTCTTGATTCTCGCCTTGCAGTTAACCTCTTCGCGCTTTAGCTTCTCCAGCCCTTCCCTGTGGTCTTTAATCTCGCCACGGAGCAGCCTTAGCTCCCAATCTAGCTTTGTTTCGCCCCTCGCAATGCTTAGAAGATAATCGAACGCTTCTAGAGCTGCGCCGCAGTTCCGGCAAGTTACCTTCCTTTCAAATTCCGAGACTCGGACATTGGTATGGGAGCAGTGCTGTTTCGGTTTATCGTCCTCTACGAAATTACGCATTTCCTTGATGTCCGAATTGGCATCAAATCGCTTGGTGAAGGCCAGCACGTTATCGCTGTTATCAGTAATATCTGTTGTCTCTGTCATGCGGCTTTCTCTCCCCTTACCTCTGAACCAATCACAATCAAATCATCACGCGATATGGTGGTGAACATGCAACGCGGTTTGATGAATGGACGCCAGATAAATAACAAGCTGCCCTTGCTGTTGCCGTTCTTCCCAGGCTTGCCGGTACCGGCGTTGATAAATCCAATCCTGCCGTCCGTGACAAAGCGCACTTCGTCAACCGTCTTGAGTGCCTCAGAGAACCACCCTGTTGAGGTATCGGCTGGCAGTAGCATCACTACCGGCTGATTCTGGGCTTTGCATTGCTCTGCAGCTTTGCTTATCCACGGCGTTACCGCACTGTATGGTGGGTTACACCAAATAGCGCCGTAGCTGTTCCAGTCACAGGTAAGAGAATTGTTCTGCTCAGTCAGATAATGCGAACAGAGTGCGTTACTTTGGTCTGCCGCCGCGTCGAGATAAAAACCGAATTCCAGATCAAGTGCGTCGAAGATTTCAACCGGCGTCTGCCACCGATCTTTGTGCTCTGCTGGCGTGCTACTCAATCCCAAGTAGTCTGATTTCATCCTTCACACTCCGGTTTTGGCGCGGCGGCCAGCAAAGCTTCGTAAATATCCAATGCGACCCCGCCGCAGCAGTGAGCTTGATAGGCTATAGCTTCCGCCATATTGTCTGTGATTGTCTTGGGTACCAGTTGCCAGCCTTCAGGAACGACCATTTCGATGTGATCAACGTTATGGTGTTTGATGATGGTTATCCCCCTGAACTTGCCCGCTGACAGTTTGATAAAGCCCTTTTTAACCAGGCTACGCAGGTTTTCATCAGCTGCATTCGGTGACTTAAATCCGAAATGCTCAGCTATCTCGCCTCGGGTGGGAGGGAAACCGTTCTCCGCCAAGAAAATTTTCAAGAACTCCAGAACCTCACGTTGCTTCTGTGTGATTGTCGATAAATTGGCTGCGCTCATGCTGCTTTATCCTCATATTTGGCCGCTACCAGGCGGTAAAACCACACCTGCTTACCTGAATCCGGATCCTTCACCATGCGTTTATCCTTCCGCAGGCCATGAACCAGTGGATCTACTTCACGAAGCCGCGCACTGATTGCCGCCTGCGTGTCTGCGTGGCCAAACATGTTCAACACCACCAATTCCAAGTCGCGCAGGGTGTACCATGTAGGCCCCATCGCTGCATGCATGACTCGGTAAAGCTGGGAGTTTGGTCGGTTGAAATCACCACTGAGTATCACCTTGCGGACGCCTTCATTGATGGCCGCACGCTCGAACTCATCGACCTCTAAACGAAGCTTTTTCATGCTTTACCCCCTTTGCGACTGCGGAAACTCTTCCAGGTGAACGGTACCCACATGCCGCCGTTCGTCTGACGGTCCATGATTCGCTCACCCAACAGGCCAGCCATTTCAGCGTGCGTCAGGTTGGTGAGCATGCCGGTAGGCTTAAGCTGCAACTGACGGCGGTCGATAATCTGGCTCAGCAAGTTGATTTCGAAATCGTTGTTAGTGGTCTTCTGCACCCCGACTTCATCCAAAACCAGCAGGTCGAGGCGGCAGATATCGCGCATCAGGTCGGCTTCTTTCACTGGACTGCTCTTGTCGAAAGTGGCGCGGAATTTCTGGCACAGTTCCGCAACGGTGATGATTGCAGCCGCTTTGTGCTGCTCAATCAGGTTGCGCACTATCGCCGTAGCTAGATGGTTCTTGCCGGTGCCAACGTTTCCCGCAAAGACGAAGCCGCCATGCGTGTTGCCGAAGTCCTTCAAGTAGGCTTTAGCCATTGCCAGCGCCTGCTGTTGCTCTTCTGTCTCTGCCAGATAGTTCTTAAAACCGCAGTCTTTGTGCAGCAGTTGAATGCCAGAGCGACCAAGAATTTTTTCAATCCGCGCCTGCCGGTTCTGGTCTGCAACGCGTTTAGCTTCCTTCTTGCCCTCTTCCTGCTGCCAGGCCATGAGCTCAGCGCCAGTTTTGCAATGTGCTTCAACGTGTGCCGGTTTCATAGCCAGGAACCGCGCCATCACGTCAGCAGATTTAGATGAGACCATCATCGTTGCCTCCTTGGGTTGGTGCTGCAGGTAGGTTTTGGTTAAAGCCTTCTGGGATGTCGCTGGTTGCTTGTGTCAGGCGGGAGTTGTGGACCCACTTGCCATTCACACGGGCCGGGCGACCTTTTTTATCCCAAGCCTCGCTAGAACCCTGGTAGCCAGGAAACTTGGTAGGCTGGAAAAGCGTTGTTGGGCGCAGGAAATCACACATTTCCTCGTCGTTGCGCCACTTCTCGACCATGTAATCAACGGTCAGAATGAGTTGTTCAGCAGTAAAACCTTCGTTCAAACGGCCACGGATACCGCTCAACGAGGATTTACTAACCTGCCAACGACGATTGGTAAGTTGATTCAGGTGATGTAAAACCGATTTCGCATCGTCTGTGATTTGAACTTCACGGTCGGTTTCCGCAGGAAGCTGACAAGAAGTCTTTTTAACTGATGGTTCTTCTTTTGAACTTACTAACGGATCCCCCCCAGATTCTGGCGGGTGAAAACCTGCTTTTTTGCTGGATTTTGAGGGGTCAGATTTTGATGTGTCGGATTTTGAGCCGTCGAATTCTGATGGGTCAGATTTTGACGTGTCAGATTCTGACGCCTGAGAAGCAGCGCGAAGTTTTTTGACGTTTAACTGATAAACGTTGGTCGCGTTGCGGTTTCCCTGACGGCGCTGGCGACTAGTCACCCATCCATCAGTCTCAAGCTCTTTCAGCGCTGTACGTACCGTGCTCTGACCGGCCCCAATCTGACGGGCGATAGTCTCAACTGAAGGCCAGCTTAGCCCCTCATCGTTAGAGAAGTCCGCCAGGCGGGCCATGATTGCAACCTTGGATATTTTCATGCCAGAAGCCGCGCAGCCGTCCCAAACATAACTGGAAAGTTTTACGCTCATACGCGCCCTTCCTGCTGACGGTTCTGCCAACTTTGATTAGCTACCATCCAGCACGCGAACGAGTAGTTGATGCGAACCCACTTACCTTGTATTTTTTGAACATACCGGTAACCAACACCGGCGCCACAGATAGGCAAACAGCGAATTTGCGGTTTGGATGGCATATCAGATAGACTGTCCATGCGTTGGGATCTCCACAAAGTAGTTTCAATGCAACCGGGTGTGCGGGCTGCAACCTGCACACCTTTTCTCTCAGCAATCATTTCTTACCTGCCTTACCCGACTTCGAATAAAGCCGAACAATTGACCTAACCTCATCCTCACGTGCAGCAAGATGGCGATGGTGATACGTCATGATCTCTTCAGCTTCTTCCGCCGTAATAACACCGTCTTCCAACGACTCACCAATCATCTGATCAACGTGCCCACGGTTCGCAGCAGTACGGACAGCTTTCTCAAACAAGCAGACCTGGTCGAGTTCTTCAAACGTCGGAATTTCCACCAGCAAAGCACCGCGACGACGAGCAAAATACTCGGCCAAGAGGTTGGTACCCGATAGGTCTTCCATTGCTTCCAGCTCATGATGCTCGAAGAAGCGACAGCCGTTCTTCTCGTAGAGGTTGTTGTTGAAGTGCGCCAGCGTCATGCCAAGTGCAGCGGCCATTGCTGATCTGCCACCAGCAAACTGCTTGCACATCGCTTTTACCGTCTCTTTGATGTCTACCATGTTGTTCTCGCCTTAGTAGTTTCTATAGGGTTGTGATTGGCGTAACTTCAGGCTTTGGAAAAACATCGGGTAAGTCAGGACGTAGTTCATATGCCTGTACTTGACCTTCTGTAGCTCTTACAACCGACATGACGTTTTTGGCATCTACCCGGCCACCGTGTAACCAGCGCCAAACTGTTGGCTGTTTAACACCACATAACTCGGCCAACTTTTGCTGACTTCCAGCAAGTTCAATGGCTTTTTGAATGACAATATTTTTCATTAGCGACCCCTTTTAGTATTGGAATGAGAAAATAATAGCACTAGCTATTAACACTATCAACACTCTTTGCTATTTGACGATATATACTCTTGGCTATAAATTATTAATTATGAAAAATTCTTCTATTTCTGAACGACTAAACTTCGCTATGAAGGTTAGAAATATTACTCAAGGTGCTTTGGCTAAAGCATCGGGCGTAGCACAGCCAACAATCTGGAGGCTGACTAGTGGAAAAGCGAATGGGTCAAAAAAAGCTGTAGACATTGCTAATGCTCTTAAAATCAGTGTTGATTGGCTTGTTAATGGCGTTGGTGAGATGGAAGAGGAAGGAAAATACTACTCTCAAGAGCGAACTCAGGAGCTGAATATCTCAGGTGCTTTTATTGTCTATGTTTATGAAGACGATAGGAAAACTGAAAAAACGGTTATTGTTCCTGATGCTGTTAAATCAAAGACTTGTAGAGCATATATTTTAGGTAAAAACAGTGGTTGTTCTGATGCACCTGCCGGTACTACGGTAGTAGTTGACACCGCTGAATCGCCTGGAACTGGTGATCTCGTGTATGCCCACGTTAACAATAATTTTTCTGTTTATCGCTTTTTAGACGGAGGAACATCTGGCTTTTTAGCAGTTGACGATGACCGAATTCCATTGATCGATATATCCTCGCAAGCTGAGCTTATAGGTGTTGTAGTTTTCTTACTTAGAGATCTAAAACGTAAAGGATAAATGTCCTGCTCGGGCGGGACACATTCTTCATACTTACCCTTGCCAAGCCTTAGCAAAGCAGTAACCATCGCTCCCTCTCCCCGAAAAATCAAAGTGTTACAAAAATTACTGTATATTTACACAGTAATTAATATTGAACCAAAAGTTCCGTGAAATCAACAAAAAATTAAGAACATCTTTTAAGATGTTTAAACCTTCATTTATCAAATCATACCTTTCCTACCTTCCTTTAATAAATATTTCATCAACAATCTCAATTATTTATACCTAAAGCTATTGAAAATGTATTAATAGCTCTTGATATTGATTGATAGCCAAGGCTATTATTGATTCCAGAACGCAAATCCTCGAAAGGTATGCACTGCTCTTTAAAAATCTAACAGATTCAACTCCCGCAGCCGCGGGTAACTGGGAGACCAGATTATGTGAATCAATTGAGTGTCCTTACCACTGCCCTTGCGTGCGAGGGTTTTGGCAAAGTTACTGATTCCGCAGCCAGGCTGACAGCGTACTGTCGTTAACACTGCTTTCCCCAGATGAGTTGGCTAACGCTGGGGCGCGAACTCACCGCGTAATGAGGCATAACCCCAAATGCGAGACTGTGAGTGTCGTCTATCTGGGTCCTGATGTAAGGGGGTCTGGTAACACGATAAGGGTGACAGCTGGAGAGACAGCATCACAATCAAAGAGCGCGGGCATGAAAAACTGAATTCTGCGACCAGCATTAAAACCGAATCCCGATCGGGCTATGCAAAACATGGTGCAGGCGGACCGCTCTTTTTGATTGTGGTGAGTGCATAGGCTAACAAATGAAATTTTTATTTTTTACTCAAAAGCAGTTGCACCTAAATCCCAGCTTGCTTCTTCAGTTTTACATAGCAGAACTTTGCAATGAGGTAAATACTTTTTAATTTCACCATATATAATCTCTGCACTTTCTTGTGGCTCGCCGTGAATTTGTCCAATATAAATTTCTTTTATACTATCGATTTCAATAACTTGAATTTCTGTTAAATGTGTTCTTTCTATATTTCTCACAACCCTGACCTCCTCCTCATAAGCCCAGGACATAGATTTATATAAGAAAACTCTCTGCAGAGCCTCTAAATAATCAAATCTGTAAGAGCTTAGCCTACCTTCGAGAAACTCATTTGCTTGTGAATTAGTGAACTTCCCAACTGGTTTTGTTGATGTATAAATTACACTTCCAAATTTTGCAGGAATTAAATTTCTTGCTTGATCATCGAAGCCAGCTTGTTCAGAGTCTATTCCTATGACTAGCCCTCCATGAGCCATGTTGTTTTCTCCATAATGAATGCCTTTACTTTTCACATGTCTTTTACCTCGAGAATAATGTGACCACATTAAAGGGTTGAGAGGAGCTCTTGATAGAGAGAGAATCCCATAAGTTGAACTAAACATATGATATCTCATTAAATCATCATATTGGCCGCCATCACTATTGTCATAATTATAAAATGAAGCTCTTAATTCAAATGGGTCGTTGAGGTCATATGGATGTGTAAATCTAACTGTGTGATTCCTAATAATCTTCATTCCTGTACACAAATCTACATATTTATACAGTATCATTGTAATACCTCAGTGATATTTGAAAAATTAAACTTATGGTTTTATATTTTTAAAATAAAAATATATCAGAAGAGATGATGCTCCTTTTGAAACAGCAAGATTTATTTAAAATCAGTTAATTTAAATTACAGTTTAAAAAATGTTTGTAACAAAACCACTAAACCATAAGCCGTTTTAAATCAATTCGATGAGTTTGTCAAAGCTGTCAGTCATAACAACACATAGAGAAGGGGCCAGCGGATTAACCCTTAAACCTTTATACAGTATAAGACCCGTTGACCCCTTCTCTATGTGGAGCACCTATCCAGCACCAGCTTTTGCAGAAGCCTGGTGCTTTTTTTTAACTGTGGAGACCTAACGATGAAATTAGCGCCAATCAAAAACGCTATTGTGTACAAAGCTACCCTGCCAGATGCCGATGCTCTCGCCGAACACCTCAAAGAGGTGTTATTCACTGACCTCGGGGAGTCGGATGTGCGGCGTGCTGGTTTCGTTCCGAACCTTCTAACGAGCGAGCTGGTGACGCCGTACCAGGGCGGTTTATCCGTATCATTAAGGATTGATGAAAAGATCCTCCCACCGAAGGTTATTTCCAGAGAGTTAGCCGAACGCAGGGCCAATATGGAAAAAAATCTTGGACTTAAGTTGAAGCGCGCCGAGGTTCGGGATCTTCGTGATGCAGTCATTATGGAACTTGTTAAACAGGCATTCGTTAAAACGACCATCATCAACGCGTATTACAGCACTGAAAATAACCTCCTGATCGTCACCACTGGCAGTAAACCTTTTGCAAGCCTTCTCATATCTTATTTAATCAAGGCTGTTGGGTCGGTTAAGACTGAAACAATCCACATCAGTGATATTAAACACGGCCTGACGACCAAACTTAAAGCCTACCTTGATGGTGATAAGGCAGTATTCCAAGGTTTTGGGGTCAGTGACTTTATCCAGTTATCTCGCAAGGCTGACCAGAAGGAAATTATTCGATATCAGGCCGAGGTGGAAAGTATCGCGACCGAATTGCAGGAAAACCTGCAGAGCGGTTACATCGTGGACTTGATAAAGCTTTACCTGGCCGACGTTTCTTTCCTGCTTACTGAAAACTTCCACTTCAAACGCATAGACCTGCGCGATGCGCTCGATACTGACGAAGAAGATGCAGAGGATATTGCCTGGCGCTGGCGACACGAAGCGGCTGTAGCCACCCTACAACTGACTAATGTCGTCAATACACTCTGTATTCTGCTCAGTTACAAACCAACCGAAAAAGAAATCAATCCTCAGTAGCCCTACCTTAAGTCACCCGGCAGCGGGTGGCTTCGTGAAGTGTTACCGGCGCTTGCAGGCGTCTTTTTTCTTGTGGAGATTTCTATGACATGGCTACAAACCTTTACGGGTAAACACCTGGATTACACCAATCCTTGCCCTCACGTTTTTGATAAAGACAGCATCGCCCAAGGCCTCTCTCAAGAGTGCCGGTTTAACGGGCAAATCTTTCAGTTCTACAGCGTTGCTCAGCATTCCGTTTTAGTTAGCCACCTGGTGCCAGAACATATGGCCTGGGAAGCGCTGCTTCATGATGCGACAGAGGCGTTTATCAAAGATATTCCAGCCCCACTAAAGTTGCTGCTGCCGGATTATAAGCGCGTTGAAGACCGGCTAGATAAGGTCATTCGCTTGAAGTATTGCCTACCGCTTTCAATGAGCGCGGAGGTGAAAAAAGCAGATTTAATCATGCTTGCCACCGAACGCCGAGATTTTGATATGGATGACGGGACCGCGTGGCCAGTGCTGGAAGGCATAACCCCTGCTGATTTCGCTATCTGCCCCCTCAATCCAGCCCAAGCCCGCGCCCAGTTCCTCAATCGCTGGGAAGAAGTAAAACCTTTCTAAACCTGTTTGCAGACAGGAATTGTGGAGATACCCATGATAGTGAACGTAATCACCATCGATACCGAAACGATGGACACCGCCCATACGGCACTAATCCTATCGATTGGCGCTTTTGCATTCGATGTAACCGACTTGAACGCAACACAGCAGGCAATCATGGATGTTACCAAAGACGCTGAACTGCAGGACCATTCGCAGTTTGCATTTTACCGGCGTACCGATTCCTTCGACTAGTTAATTTCAGGTCGCACAGTTAGCGTGCCCACTCAGGAATGGTGGAAGAAGCAAGGCGAAGAAGCCCACGAAGCACTTACCGGTGAACGCGTCAGCTTGGGTGAGGCGCTATCAAATTTAAAACAGTGGATAGCCCAGTATCCAGACGCACGCATATTCTTTCGCGGTCCTGACTTTGACGGATCCATTCTTGAAAACGCCTATCGGGCTCACGGCATTGAATGCCCGTGGAAATATAACGGTAAGCGAGATATCAGGACCTATATCGATGCAATGGTGCGCGGCGGTAAGGGTTACATCAAAGGCCACCAGCCCTGCTTTCCCGTTGTTAAACATCACTCGCTGCACGATGCAATGAATGACGCAGAGCAAATGGCCACGGCTTACATGATGAACGACGGGAAGACTATTCCATTACCTGATCTCAAGAAGGTAACAGCATCCACCAAACGCCGCTCGGGAGTGAAGTCATGATCCGATGCAAAACATGTAACAAGTTCCAGGGAGAGTTAAGCCAGCCCAAAGTCGGTGAAATGGTTGATTTTGTTATCGAGCGCGGCAATGGCCGAAGCCGAAGAATTTCAGTTCGCACAGGCAAACTGATGCTTATTAAAGAAGATGGGTTCAGCGTCATCTATCGCGGCACGGTTTATCACTCAGATGCAGTTTCTTGCCCTGATGACCCATCACCTTTGACGCTAGCGTTTGTCGGGATTTGCGATTGTAAGAAGGGAAAACCTCATGACTGAGACAACCAAACAAAGCATTGCAAGCGGTGCGACTCTGACGCCTGAAACCTACGCCGATTTCGTTCAAAGACTGAAATATCACTGCCAGGGTGAAGGCGTTAACGACCATTGCACCGCTGATGCACTTTTCATTGTTGAAAGAAAAAGGCTAGTAACCGGCATTGATCTGGATTACGCGCCAGAAAAGCTTGTTTACCTTGATGACTACCAGTGGTTTTCCCCGAAAGAATACTGGGATGACTGCGACCGCAGTCAGAAAGCTAAATTAAATAAAGCATCTCAGGAGTGGTGCGAAAAGAAATTCATGCAAGCTGACGAGGACGACCAGTGGCATGTATTGGGCGAGCTTGAAGACCACACTGTTACAGGCTGCAGCGAGGAATGGGAGTACGTTAATAGCCATTTCACCCGCGAAGGCGCTGAAGCATTCATTAAGCGCAAGAAGCACGATTATCGTGAGGGACTGCGGGTCTATGTAGACGCAAATATCTTCTGCTGGGAGTTCAACGCTATCAAAGAGGCTCTGATGGATGGGCGCCTCGTGTTAAAGGAAACTAACTGATGGCCTTAACACACAGTGAATTATGCCTTATAGCTGAAAGGTTCCTGCGCAATAACGGCTTCAAAGTCGCATTTCACGACAGGTTTATAGCCGCCGTCTCGACTGGCGAACAGCCGGACGCGATAGGTTTTAGAAATCTCGCATCATGCCTTATTGAAGCTAAATGCTCACGCGGCGACTTCTTGGCTGACAAGAAGAAACGTTTTCGTCTCAACCCAGAATTAGGAATGGGTGACTGGCGATTCTTCATATGTGAGCCTGGGCTTATCGGCATTGAAGAGTTACCTGAAGGCTGGGGATTACTTCACGTCAAAAACAACCACGTCTATAAGATTTGGGGCTGGCCTGGTAATGCTGTGTGGTATTCCAGAAAGCCATTTCAAGCCAATAAACAGGCCGAGTGCGATTACATGTACAGCGCACTGCGCAGGCTTCAAATACGCGGGCATTTGCCGCTGGTTTACGAAGGATTTCCAATTGTAGGAGCAACCTCATGACCAATAAAACCCAGATAGCAGATGGAGCCGTTTGCAAAGGTTCATTACAACTTGGTAGTGGCTGCGGCCGCTGCTCACGCTGCAAGGCCGAAATCAGGTCAGTATTTGCCAAGCTCGAAGCAGCAGAGGCCCGCATTGCTGGTATTGAAAAAAACTTAGATGCAGCGTTGTACCGTGAAAAACGAGTTGAGCGCCAGTTATTGGCAAAGGAAGCGGAGCTTGCCGCGATGCGTGGGGATGCGGTGCCGGTGGCGGTAGTAGAGTGGAGTGACTATATAGTGTTTGGTCAGCCGCCTAGAGTTGCGGTGAGAGAGCTTTCACCAGGAGCGCTTGAGTTGGCAATGGGTAAATCACTATTCACCCACGGTCAGCCGGCGCCGGTGGTTGTGCTGGATGATGCAACAGTGTTGGCATGGGGTGAGCGTAATTACATCCAGGGTGATGCCTCAAAGCTTCGCTGCATGATTGAGGATGCGGCATCATTAGGCCTCGTAAAATCTGCCGATGGTGAGGGAGATTGATGGAGGGGAAGCACTTAAAGAGAGGTGACCCAATTCTTTATGACAGGTTCGAAGGTTTAGAACCACCTATGGCCGGTGTAGTGGCCGGATTTATTCAACACTGCGATAGACCCTATGTGGTTATTATCTGCGATAACCAGTCGTACATGACCCCAGCTAGAAAATTATCACTCCCGAAAAACTTCCACCGCAATATGTGAGGTGTCCATGAACGTGAGACGTCATTTGCTGCGCCACTGGGGGCCATACTTCCTATTGGCTCTCCTAGCTTTCTGGCTGGCTACCGCTGGCCCCTTCGTTGTATACCTGCTCTGTCTTTAATCCCGATTCTGCCCCAGTGCTATACTCCTCTCAACAAGGAGGAATTATGTCAAAGAATCTCGCCGATTTACCAAAAGAAGAAATGGACAAAATCAACGTTGATAAAGCAGCGGGCGCAGTCGCGTTCAAAGAGCGCTACAACATGCCGGTTGTCGCTGAAATCATCGCCAGGGAACAGCCGGAACACTTGCGGGAATACTTCATGGAACGCCTGGCACATCACCGGAGCAAAAAAGATAGCCTTGGAAGACTGGAAACTGAACAATCCAATTTATAAGGGCCAAACATGACTTGTGAAATATGCAAAAAACAGCCAACCGGCCGAAACCAAAAACCTTTACCATGCATGAAGCCGGATCCAAGTAGACCACCCAGGACTAGTCGTTACAGAGGAAGGGGTACAGACGACAGCTTTTATATTTGCTCAGAATGTGGGCATGAATGGATGCTTGAGGAAGGCAAAGATGGTTTTGGATGGGTACCATGAATAAATTTGAAATTACTTAGGCCACCGAAGGTGGCCTTTTTCATGACCGTTGCAGCGGGTCAAACTTTGTGGAGATGACCATGAATATCGAAATGATCGAAGAAAAAGAGGTAATGAAACAGCTCAAGGTTTCATCAAGAATGACAATCTGGAGTTACACAAAAAACTACGGCTTCCCTCTGCCAGTAAGGACCAGGCCTAAGCAATACTTACTGGCTGACGTAGAGAGATGGATTTTAAACGGCGGTATCAATCAACGATCTTCTTGA